TGTTGAAAGAGTTGCTCCAAGGTACTGAGTTAATTCAGTCTACTCACGAGAATACAGCCACTATGACTCTAACTAACGGTAGGAGAATTAGTCTAAAGGGGTCAGATAGGCCAGATACCTTAAGGGGTGTAGGTCTAGCTTATGTAGTACTAGATGAGTATGCTTCTATGAAGGTAGAAGTATGGGAACAAATCATTAGACCTACCCTAGCTGATGTAAAAGGCGGTGCATTATTTATTGGTACCCCTGCAGGTAAGAATCATTTCTATGATTTGTTTCAGGATGCAGGGAAGGATGAGGATTGGGAGACGTGGCAGTTTAATTCTGTGGATAACCCTTTGATTGACCCTAAGGAAGTGGAAGTAGCTAGACGTACTATGTCTACCCAGGCTTTCAGACAGGAGTTCGAGGCCAGCTTTGTGTCATTCACAGGTGGTATCTTTAAAGAGGAGTGGTTGAAGTATGATGATGAAGAGCCTAAGGATGGTAATTATGTCATCGCTGTCGACCCTGCAGGATATGAGTCTGTCGAGAAAGAAAGAGGTATCAAAGGCTCTAAGCTCGATGAAACAGCGATTGCTATCGTTAAAATCGATGGCGATACTTGGTGGGTTAAATCTATACTTCACGGTCGTTGGTCCATTAAAGAAACCGCTAAGAAGATTCTATCTTCGGCTATTGAGAATCAAGCGACTACTGTAGGTATTGAAGCAGGCGCACTAAAGAACGCAATCCTTCCCTATCTAGAGGATGAGATGAGGAGTATGGGTAGATGGGTGCCTATTACTGACGTAACACACGGTGGTAAAAAGAAGACAGACAGAATTACGTGGGCCCTACAGGGAAGATTAGAACACGGTAAGATTATATTTAATCCTGACCCTAGATACACCAAGGATTTAGAGACACAGTTACTAGAGTTCCCCACTAAAGGGACTCACGATGATATTATAGATGCCTTGGCTTATATAGACCAGGTGAGTGTAGCAGACTTTATGCACACTATTGAATTAGAAGATGATTGGGAACCTTATGATGATGTTGCAGGATATTAAAATATATGTATAACGAAGAGAGAGATTATCAGGCGTTAGCTGGATGGCTAAACACAAGATTAGAAGCGTGGAAACAACACAGAAACAATAACTACTTAACTAAGTGGGATGAATACTATCGACTATGGAGAGGCATCTGGGCTTATGAGGATAGGAATAGAGAGAGTGAAAAATCTAGATTAATCTCTCCCGCCTTACAACAAGCAGTAGAATCCTCAGTAGCTGAGATTGAAGAGGCCACATTCGGAAGGGGTAAGTGGTTCGATATTCAAGATGACTCACTAGACAAGGACAAAAGTGACACAGCAGTAATACGTAACCTTCTCCAAGAAGATTTAGAAGAAGCAGGAGCAAAGGATGCACTATGTGAGGTCTTCCTCAATGGTGCTATCTATGGTACCGGCATCGGAAAGATTATAACAGAAGAGAAGACTAAGCGTAAACCTTCCGAGATTCCAGTAGAAGGAACATTAGCTACGGTCAGAGAAATTCAGGAGTATACTTCGGTGGATGTCAGCGTAGAAGCTGTCTCACCTAAGGAGTTCTTAATTGACCCTGCGGCTGCTTCCATCGATGAGGCACTAGGCGTAGCTCACGAGGTATATAAGCCACGTTATATTATTTCCGAAGGGATGGAGAAGGGTGTCTACAGAAAGGTGGACATAGAGGCAGATGTGAACATCATACCGGTAGGCTTTGACCCTGAATATTCTAGTAGGGATGCCTCAGACCAAATTAAGATTACAGAATACTGGGGTAAAGTACCTAAGAAGTTCTTAAATAAGAAGAAAGACCAGGATGATTTTGAGTATAATGACGATGAGTTAGTAGAGGCAGTAGTTACTATTGCCAATGATACCTACATCCTACGTGCCGAAGAGAATCCGTTTATGATGGGAGATAGACCTTTCATCTCTTACCAGCACGACATAGTACCTAACAAGTTTTGGGGGCGTGGTGTATGTGAGAAGGGATACAACCCACAGAAAGCACTAGATGCAGAGATGAGAGCACGTATTGACTCGCTAGCACTAACAACTACACCGATGATGGCAGCAGATGCCACCAGATTGCCTAGAGGATTGAAGCTAGAGGTAAGACCTGGCAAGACTATCCTAACTAATGGTGACCCACGCACGGCTATTATGCCTCTTACGTTAGGTCAAACAGACCCACAGACAGCCAATCAAGTAGCTACCCTACAGAATATGGTACAGATGGGCACTGGTTCTTCTGATGCAGGCTCCCCTGATAGAGCTACCTCTTCAGGTATGTCTATGATGCAATCGGCTTCCATTAAGAGACAGAAGCGTACCTTGATGAACTTCCAGAATACATTCTTAATCCCTATGATTAACAAAACTATGTGGAGAAAGATTCAATTCGATGTTGAGCGTTACCCTGTATCTGATTATAAGTTCGTTCCTTACTCTACTATGGGAATTATGGCTAAAGAACTAGAGATGCAGCAGATGGTATCTATGTTGCAGTCTGTGCCTAAGGACTCTCCTGCTTTCAACATACTTATGGTGTCTGTATTCCAGAACTCTAGTATGCAGAACAGGGATGATATTGTAAATGCTCTTATGCAGGCACAACAACCTAATCCACAGCAGCAACAGATGCAGCAAATGCATATGCAGCTAGAGATGGAACAGAAGAAAGCCGATATACAGAAGACTCTAGCAGAAGCACAAGAAGAACAGACTAAGGCGATGAAGAATGCTGCCGAAGCAGGTACTAAACAACCAAATGAAATTGATATTCAGGAACGCTTGCTTTCACTACAGAAAGAAATGGCTTCAATCGATAAGCTTAGAGCAGAAACCCAAAATACACACTCAGAAACAATGAGAAACATTCCTGAAGTAGAACATCTAAAATCAGAGACTATTCTCAATATGGCTAATGCTATGAAGACAAGCTATAACTAATGTCTGTTTCAGATAAAGACTTTTATTACAACAGACTCTCACTAATAGAGAGGGATGGGTGGATAGACCTGGTTGAAGAACTAGATACTCTATCTAAGAACATCAACTCTTTAGATTCTGTTGAGAACGAAAGAGACCTTTGGTTCGCCAAGGGTCAGTTGTCAATCCTACGCCAAGTAATTGGATTAGGAGATACAACAAAACTAGCGATGGAAGAACTGGACTTATAGTCTCAGCTCCATTTTATATATAACTTCATAATCCCTAACAGGACGGAGACCTAAAGATGAGTAATATAGTAGTAGAGGACACTGTAGAAGCAGTGACGGAAGTAGCAGAAGTACAACCAACAACAGACGTAACAGACTTAATAGATGCGGTAGCCTCGGAAGAGTCTAAAGAATATGTTATACCTGATAAGTTTGCTGGTAAGAGTACAGAGGAAATTATAGATAGTTATCAGAATCTCGAACAAGAAATGGGGCGCAAGGCTCAGGAAGTTGGAGAATTAAGAAAGCTATCGGATAGTTTCCTTCAAGCAGAAGTCTCACGTAATCAGTCTAATCCTCAACAACAATCCTCAGATAGACAAGAAGAGGACAGAGGGATGGATTTCTTCGATGACCCGAATAAAGCGGTAAATCAAGCGATTGAGAATCATCCTAAGTTCCAAGAGTTCCAGAAGTTCCAACAGCAGCAAGTACAAGCTTCTGCTCAGGCACATCTAGAACAGAGCCATCCAGATTTTGGTGACGTAGTGCAAGACACTAAGTTCCAAGACTGGGTAAAAGAGAGCCCAATTCGTATGCAACTGTTCCAGGCAGCAGATTCCTATAACTACGATGCAGCTGATGAATTACTGAATAATTGGAAGGACCGTTCTATGGTCTCGAAGACTCAAGAAGTTCGACAGGCAGCAGAAGAGGATAGACAATCCAAGCTTAAGACAGCGACTACAGAATCTAGGTCCTCTACAGGTTCAACAGGTGGAGGAAAGGAGTTCAGAAGAGCCGACTTAATCCGCCTAAGAATGGAAGACCCTTTAAAGTATGAGTCGTTACAGAGTGAAATCTATGCGGCTTATGCGGATGGAAGGGTCACTTAAAAATACTATGCTATTGTCCTCATTGCATTTAGTGATGGGGCGTAAAATCTAAAGGAGAATATAAAATGGCAAATATGACTACAACAACAGGTACTAAATTCATCCCAGAAATCTGGTCTGATGAAGTAGTAGCAACATACAAATCTAACTTGGTAATGGCTAACCTAGTTAATAACTTAAACCACGCGGGCAAGAAAGGTGATTCAATTCACATTCCTCAGCCAGGCCGCAGCACTGCATCTCAGAAGAGAGCGGATACCAATGTAACAGCTATCACAGATACAGCTAATGACATCTTAGTGTCTATCGACAAGCACTATGAATGGTCAATGTACATCGAAGATATTGCATCTCTACAAGCCCTTAGCTCTATGCGTAAGTTCTACACTGACGATGCCGGTTTCGCACTAGCTAAACAAGTTGATACGGACATCATCACTGACTTACGTGGTGCTTCTGCGGTAACTACTGCAACTGTAGATGCTACAGCCCTTGTAGCAGGAACTACTTATACTATTGTTAGTGTAGGAGATTCTGACTTTACTTTATCAGGTGCTACTAATAATGCAGTAGGCGAGAACTTTGTAGCTACAGGTACAACTACTGGTACAGGTACTGCTTCAGTAGTTGGCACAGGTGCTTCAGACTTAGTAGGCATTGCTGATGCTAATTGGGATACTAACATCCTAGCAGGTATCGAGTCATTAAATGACAACGATACTCCTATGAACAATCGTTCTTTAGTTTGTTCTCCTTCAGCTTACACTGCTCTATTAGCGACTGATAGATTCACTGAGCAAGCATTCATCGGTAATGGTAATGCTATCTCTACTGGTAAAGTAGGTTCTATCTATGGTGTGGATGTATATGTTTCATCTAACATTGGTACCGGTGCTACCGCTAAGGCTATTATGTTCCAAAAGGATGCTTTAGTTCTAGCTACACAACAAAGTGTACGTACACAGACTCAGTACAAACAAGAAGCATTAGCTGACCTGTTTACTGCTGATACTGTATATGGTACTAAGGTTGTCCGTGCTGGTTCTATTGTACAGATGACTGGTGAATAATCAGTTAGTTTAACCCTAGCCCTTCTTCGGAGGGGCTTTTATTAAACTAATTTCCATAGTGAGGTGATTCAATGAAGTTGAGTAAGAAGAAAAGATTAGCTCTGGCAGTTAAAGCTATGAGACGTAGATTACAGAATTAGGAGAGGATAAGTTATGGCAATCGATAGAGGACAAACTGTAGCAACCAGCCAGCCCTTAGCTCCTAGCTCGTCTACACCTGTAAGTTCTATCGACAGAGGACAAGGGATAGCAATTACACAAGAGCTTGCTGCTTCTTTTGACGTGGGCAATCTCGTTGAGGAATCAAAAGGATATGCAGCATCTACAGCAGCAGATTTAGTAGCTACAAACCAAGATACTCTAGACACTGCTGCAGATTTAGCAGCTACAAACCAAGATACTCTAACTACATCTGCATTTTTAGTAGCTACATACCAGGATACTATTGATACTGCTGCAGATGTAGTCTTAACTAATGCAGATGTAGTACTTACAAACCAAGATACACTAGACACTGCTGCAGATTTAGTAGCTACAAACCAAGATACTCTAGACACTGCTTCAGATTTAGCAGCTACAAACCAAGATACTATTGATACTGCTGCAGATGTAGTCTTAACTAATGCAGATGTCGTTACTACTAATGCAGATGTAGTATTAACTAATGCAGATGTCGTTGCTACTAATGCAGATGTAGTCTTAACTAATGCAGATGTAGTCTTAACTAATGCAGATGTAGTCTTAACTAATGCAGATGTAGTCTTGACTGCTGCAGATGTAGTTTCTGCTTCTGCTTCGCAGACTTCTTGTTCTCTTTCTGTTGTTTCTGCTGGTGGTTCTGCTACTGCTGCTGCT